AGTACCAAATGCATCGTTATAGTTAACTCCACCACCATAAGCAACAGTCATCACAAGAGCAAGTAGAGATGTTTCCTCTTCGAGCCTTTCGATGAGCTGTGTATCTTTTAAGTTATAGTCGAGATAGAGCTGTGGGTTCTGTTCGTAAAGAGCAGTCAAGTTACCATATTCAGAATAGTCAAGTTTCTTTTCACCGAGTACAACATTTGCAATATGGTCAAGTCTGTAAGATTCTTGTGGACCATATTTGTAACCAAACTTTTTGAAAGCATCCATATAGTCAATAACAGCAACACCTGAGATATTGTAAGATGATTGTACCTTACCAAATACCTCTCGCGAATATTTACGAATATTATTCCAAGGGCTGAGTCGTTTTGATAACTCTTCACCACATAGATTTGCAATACGAGTTACGATATACTGAATGTCAAAGTATTGGACGTTCCAACCTGTTACAACATCTGGATAATCAGATACCCATATCTCAACAAAGCGTCTCAGTAATTGTACCTCTGAGTCAAACTTGATAAACATAATATTATCGGGGTCAATACCAGTGATAGTTTGAGTCTTGTCAAAGTCTTTACGACCAAGCAAATAATAGATATTTGATTTTGAAGATTTGTATGCAATAGATGTGATTTCTTTGTCAGCATATTCTGTGTTTGCATACCCGTCACTGATATCGACCTCGATGTCGAAGCTGACGATGTTGACTTGGTTAATGTCATAACGTACATCGTCGGGATAATTTTCTTGGATAAATTGAGCAGTATAGTTTGTGTTACCAAAGATTTTCATACCGTGAACACCTTTGTATTCTTCAGTAAATTCTTTGGATTCACGCATCGAGCCAAACAGTTGTGGACTCAATGGCAAATTACCTTTAAGGGAAGTATATCCCTCGTCACCAGATTTTGGTGTGTGTAAGTAGAGAGTTGGCTTATAAGGAACGCGATATGAAAAACGTTTACCGTTTTCGTAACCACGATGCAGGATATTATTGCCGTAACGCTCGACTGAAGTGTAGAATGAAGTCATACTCATATTATTCCATATTGTAAGGGACTATTATAACACGTTCTGAGAGATTTGTCAACTACTTTATGCAGCAATCTCACTAAAGTTTTTCACCTTTTGGAACGTGATACTAGTGTCAAATTTCTCTGCGAATTGGTCACCTCTATGTGAGATAACGAATACATTGTCATCAGCATTCAAGCTGTGCAGAGTTTCAATTAAACTTTCGATACCTACACTATCAAGTGCACCATCTAGAGTTTCATCAAGTATAAGAAGATTTGTAGATACTGAGTTACGTAGTTTAGCAACTGATCGCCATGTTAGCATGATCGCAAGTGTAATACGTAGTTTCTCACCTTCTGAAAAAGAAGCATAAGAGAACTTATCTCTGAAACGAGATTTGATAATCTCATTGAAGTTTTCATCAAGTTGGAAATCGACGAAGAGGTCGAATGCAGCTAGATATTTGTTTATAAGCTTATTCATAACTGGAATATACTGACTGATGATTCTTGCTTTGATGCCACCATCTTGTAGTATAGTTCTAACAACATTGAGTACTTCACGTTCTTCGAGAAGTTCTGTTCTTTGTTCTTGTTTCTTTTCTAAGTCTTTTTCTAATTTTAAAAGTTTACTAACATCAACTTCATCTACTTCTCTTTGTGCATTATCTAATTCTTTCTTCATAGCTACTAAAGCATTCTTAGACATTTTGATTTCAGCACGATACTCTGAGATTTTAAAGTTAACATTTTGTATCTGTGTTTCTATTTTAGATATTGAGTTGAGTCTGTCTTGGTGAGTTTTAATAACACCAGCTGTTTCTACTAGACCTTTTTCAATATCATCTTTCTGGCTATTTTTCTCATTAATTTGGTCTTGTTTAAAGTCGTGCTCAATACCTTGTTTACATGTTGGACAGTTATCGTGGTCGTGATAGAAAGCTACTTCTTTTTCGTATGCGATACGCTGTCGTTCTAAGTCACTACGCTTTTCTGTAGCATCTTGGAATTTTTGTTTCTCTTCGGGTTTATCTGATATATCATCGTAAAGAGTTTTAATAATCTCATCTTGCGTATCAATGATATCGTTTTTACTTTCTACAGTATCAATCTCAACACTCATACGCTCTTTGATTTTAGATACTTCGACTTCTTTAATCTTACGAATTTCTTCGTTATTCTCACGAGCACTGTCAATTTTAGATTCGTTTAACTCAATCTGATAAGCATTATCATTGATGTCATCAGTTGTTTCTTTCATCTGGTCTTTAGCTAACCATCCCATAGTACTGAATACTTGAATGTCTAGTAAATCCTCAATGATATCTCTTCTTGCTCCAGCATGTAATTCCATAAAGGGAACATAGGTAGCTGAACCAAGTACAACAATCTGATTAAATGATTTGTAATTGATACCAATAATAGATGTTTCTAGATACTCTTGGTAATCTTTCTTTGCTGCGTCTTGGTTAATGAGTTGACCATCTTGATAGATTTCAAATACAACAGGTCTCATTCCTCGTTTAACCATATAGTTCTTACCACCAACTTGAAAGTAAATCTCAACCAACAACTCTTTGTTATTAATTGTATTGATTAACTGACCTTTGTTGACTTTACGAAATGGCTTTCCGTATAGACCGAACACGATCGCATCAAGCAATGTGCTCTTACCTGAACCATTAGTACCACTGATTAAAGTGGTTGGTTTGGTATCAAAATCGATTGTGGTAAAGTTGTTTCCAGTGGATAATATGTTTTTGTATTTAATTTTCTTAAATTGAATTCGCATTATAAATTAAGGGCCTCATGATATAAGTCGTCGATAACTTGTTTTACTCTTCCTTTATCGACTTGGGTCTCTATACTATCTATATACTGGTGAAGGATTTCTCCAGTGTCTTTTGTTTCGTCAAGTACTTCATCGACTCCAACATGTTCAAGGTTAAGATTATCATCAATCGCCTTGACATCAACCGCACCACATTCACTCATACGACTCATAAAGAGGTCATACAAATAAGCATTGGTACGGTTTTTCACAATCACCTTTACAAATGTATCTTTATATTTGTCAACATCAAAATTAGCTACAGTATCTACTGTCCAATCTGAATCATCATAATCTATTTTATAAAAGACTTTGTTAGGGTTTTCGTGTTTAGTCATCTCTCTTGTTTCTGTATCGAAGACATGGAATCCACGGCTACCATTATAATCTGACCAAGTCATTTCATAAGGAGCTCCGAGGTATTCTACATTTCCATAGCGAGATGGGTGATGGAAATGACCAGAGTAAACATCTTCAAAATTCTTAAATACTTCCATTTCTGTACCGTGAGTACATGGAACACCTTTTAACATCTCAAATCCTTTGACTTCAAGGTGACCCATAACTACATCAGCTTTACTTTCGGCAAGCATCTTATAATTATATTCTGCATTTTCTTTATTAATCCAAGGTAGCATCAAGAATGTTGTTGAACCAATCTCAATATGCTCAGCTTTATCTTCATATAGATTAAAGTGTTTATAGTCTTGCAATAATAGATTCATGCTGTTAATGCTATTTGTATTGGTATAATAGATATCGTGATTACCAATTAAGCAATGAAAATCAATTTTACGTTTGTTGAGCTCATCAAAGAAGAACTCACGACATCTGTCTAAGCTTACGAAGTTAACATACTTTCTTCTATCAAAGGTATCACCAAGGTCAAACACGGTTGTGATACCATGTTCATCTACATAAGGAAAAAATACCTCTTGGAAAAACTTTCTTTGTACCTCATGGAATACTCTACTATCTCCTCGAGCACCAAAGTGTAAGTCAGTTACGATCGCAATCTTCATTTAATCTCCAGTGTTCAGGTCTAATGCTACTTCTGCCTGAGCTTTTTCTTTTTGTGCCATTGAGTTAAGATACGTCATAGCTTCTTGCATTTTCTTTCTTTGCTTTTGGATTTTAGTTTTCTTAGTTGTAGCTCTATCCCATTTAAGACGAGATACTTTATCTCTAAAAACTACTCCGTTGAGATGGTCAAACTCATGCATAAAACATCGAGCACCATAACCATCAAGAGTTCCTGCTTGGTAGTTACCATGTTCATCAACCCATTCAGCTGATACTTGTGATGGTCTAGCAATTTGTAAAAACATATCTGGAAAGCTTAGACAACCTTCTGGAGCTAATTCTGTTTCTTCACCAAACCCAAGTATTTTTGGATTGATTACCATAATGGCAGATTCTTTTGTTTCTCCAATTACAAAACAACGCATGTTTAAACCAACTTGACAAGCTGATAATCCAACACCTTTATGTTTTACCATCAGGTCAACCATTTGTTCTTTTAAATCTGCAGCATCTGCAAATATTTCTTTGACTTTTTCAAAATCAAACTCTTCCAGTCCCTTAGTAAGGATTGGGTCAGTACTTGGTACTAATTTCATAATTTACCTTCTTCTCTCATTTTGGCTCTAATTTTTGTAGCACTAATGTTATGTACATCTGCTCCTAAGTCATGCTCAGTAAATGTATAACCAACACCTCGACCATAACTAATGTCTACGATGTTTGGTACGGCCATAATCATATATTCACGACCTTCTTCATAACCTGCTTCTCCTAAACCCTTTTTGATACCATCAATAACAGCAATCTCACCAAAGGGATTATCTGTCTGTTCAACAGTACGACCAGCTCCAGCATCACCTTCTGTGCCGAATACTTCACGTACCATTATAACAACTTGTCCTGTAATTGTCAAGGCTTTTTGAAATAATTTTGTGTGACCTTCATGCCACGGTTGCCATCTACCCAACATTTGTACTGTTGGTTTTTTAAAATCGAATGCATCTTCCATTTCAAACATTATTCTTTTACTCCAAATTTTATGTGATTATACCATAAGCGTTCATGCCCATAATATAATACAAATTTTATTACTATATCAGCAAGAAAAACTGCGCCTACTGCTTTTTGGGGTAAACCAAAGTATAATGCAATTGAAGCTGTAGTTATACTTGCTATAATTCTCCATGTAACTGCTTTAGCTAAATGTCTCGCTTTTGTTACTTCACTCATATTTCGCTTTAATAACCTTGGCCATAGATACATGAGTATCTTGTCGCCATGTGTGTATAATATGGTCTACAACTTCTGGTTTCTCAAAGATTTTATTAGTATCTTCAAATCTGCCTTCTGTAATTGTATCCATCCACACTGTATAATCTGCATTGAAATCTTTTCGAGCTCTCTCAAAAGGACAAACAAAATCTGTGATAGCATATTTTCCTGCTCGGACTACGCCATCTGCGAGAAATTTCATTCTCATTGCTTGTCTCATACGACCTTCGTCACTAAAATCCCAGTCGTCGTAATGTTCACGTACTTGGTCAGCGTTAATCCAAACACCTTCCAATTCCTCGGCCAACGGTTCTGCAAGATAGCTCTTACCCGAACCAGGAAGCCCGCAAATTAAGATTTTTTTCATTTCTTATCTTTACTTCCTTTCTTAAATTTAGATTCAAAATCATTAATGAATCGACTAATGTACTCAGGTGGCTCATTCATTTGAATAGTTTGTGCATCACTATCTTGAAGTATGCTCTGAGTTAACATGTTCTGAGAAGCTTTAAACTTAATATAAGTCTGCTTCTTTTCTTTTTGAATTCTTCGTAGAAATGCAAACCAGATAATCTGTGTGAAATATGCAAAAGGGTTCTGCGATTTTTCTGGGTCGAAGTTGTGAATATACATTAAGCAATTCTCAATTCCATCTGATATCATTTCTTCTTTATATGAGTAACCAGAGAAATTTGGTTTGGTTGCGAGTCTTGTTGCAATTAACAATATGCACTTTCCAATGTATTCTGGTACTTGTGGGTTTCTATCTCCTGCGTCTTCTGCTTCTTTACATAGAGCTTTATAATCTATTAGAGCAGCAAGTAAGTCAGGATTGTTGACATAGTTTCTTTTTCTTGCCATTTTTATTTCCTTATGTTGGAATTTTTTAAAAGTAAATTATAACATGTTTTGAGGGATTTGTCAACCATTAATTTACCTTGATGAAAATAAATGAAAATAATTGCAAAAAAGGGTTGACAAGTGTAGCATCTTCTGTTATAATAAGGTTATCAACCTTTAAGGCCCACTATAGTACTATATCTCAATAGTGTATATCTTATACGGAAACTGTTCAGCTCCGTAGATTTCAATCCTTTTCTTAAAGTGCTTTAGAGTATAGTTCTCAAAACTTCCAACAGATAAATCATCAGTAATATCATATAGAGTAGCTTCAGTCGAGTCGTCAGCTTTTCTTAATGTTCTACCAATAGATTGTAGTACTTTGATTTCACTCTTTGAACCAGTAGCAAATATCACATTATCTAATCTTTTCAAATTAACACCTGTAGAGAATACTCCATAAGAAGCAAGTATGTCATGCCTCTTTTCAGAATCATTCTCAACTAAATGTCGAATATTCTCACGCTCTTCGCCCTTCGTTCCGCCATATATAAAGTGAAGCTCTCTTCCTTCTTTGCGAAGCAAAGGTTCTAAAACTTTACCATGTTTTTCTACAAGGTCAAATAGAATCAAATTATTCTGACCTTCTAAACTGTGAACGAGATTCTTAATAAAGTTATTTCGTTTCTCATTGTTTACAATAAACTCTCGTTCAGCTGGCCATTTCTTTGTTCCATCTAAATTTTTGAGAGCATCTTTAAATTTCTTTCTTGTTTCATTACTATGAGATAACACGATCGCTTTGACTTTAAAATCAGCTACCGTTCCTTTATCCATAAGCTCTTTGGTATTAACAAATCGTTTAACCTCACCAAAACATCCTTCAAGTACTAACCTATGAGTTTTACTTTCTGATGATTTTAATGTACCTGTAAATCCATGTCGGTATTCACAGTCAGTTAATGATTCCATAATCTTCGTTAAGCTTTTTGCTTGGAATGTGTGTGCTTCATCTCCAAGTACAACTTTGAATTGGTCAAACCAATCTTTCTTTAATTTAATAAGTGATTGCCATGTAGATATAACAATCGGTGAGCTAGTATTTTTGTCAACACCACCTTGAATAGTATAGATATCATTCTCATCACAACCATAATCTATAAAGTCACCTTTCATTTGGTGGACTAAAGAAATAGTTGGTACAATAATTAATGTTCTGTGGCCGAATGCTTGAAAATAATGTTGTTGTATTAAATAGATTATTAAAGACTTGCCAGATGATGTCGGTGATAGAGATAAAGATCGGCGTTTACGCAATGCGTTAAGTACATATTCTGTTTGATAATCTCTTGGTATAAACTTACAATCGATTTCTTCAGCGAGCTGAGTAGGATAATCGTCATCAAATTCCTCGTCTAATCCAATGTGGTCTGGTACAGATAAGAAATATCCGCGGTCGTCGCAAAACTTTTTAATGTGTGGATATAAACCAACATAGATAATTGGTCGCATTGGTTGGAATAATCTAATGATTCCGTCCCATACTCTATTTTTATAGGCAGGAACAAATTGATAACCTTCTGGTCTGAAACTAAATTGCTCAGCTAATTCCATGAGTGTGCCGCTATCTGCAACAACTTTCATGTGGACTGAATTAATAGGTTCTAAGGTTATCTGTTCACTCATAGCTTAATTGCTAATAATATAAAAATGCCGAATAAAATAATGTTAGTAAAAAAGATTCCGATAGCTAATATCGTATGATACCAAATCCATCTCGTCTTATATGCGTTTTCAATAGTAATTTCTTCTGGGTCAGTATCGTCAGCCATCATGTCAACAACTTTCTTTTGAGGTTGTCGTTCACCTCCGATGGCATTTACATCATCTATAATTTTTTGTGTTTCAGCGAATTGTTTATTGGCTTCTTGTTGAAAGCCCCACTCGAGAAATTTATCCCACCAATTCATTAATAATCACCAGCTTGAAATTTTAACATGTCAATCATATTTTTTACTATAAAATTGCGACTATGAATAGTTCGCACAATGTCTTCTAAAAAGTTTGCATTAGCAGAATGGTAATCAATAGTTAAACTGAGTTTGATAATATCCTTATCTGCTTGAATATATTTATCTACTTCGTTACGCAATACTTTCTTCTGATAAGGCTTCCAGCCATTGTCTTTTAAATCTTCTTCTGCCATTGAGCCATCGTAATATTCACGCTTACGAGCTTCAAGTTCTTTATATTCTGCTTTTAATTTTTTGACCCGAAGTACTTCTCTATAAAAGAGATTGTAATATTTGCTGTGAAGCACTGGGATTCGTTTTGATTCTCCGACAAGATTTGTTTCGTCGATTACTGAATCTTTTGCCCATAGGGCTGATATGTCATTTGTATCCATAATGTAAACTCGGTTGTTAACTATAAAAGTATATTATAACAGGTTTGCTATGATTTGTCAACCCTAGTTTAATAACTTAATGTCAAATGCATCATATCTCATAGTCACTGTTGCTTCTGGATAGAGAACATCTTGATTCGATAAATCTAAACTTACTGGAGTCAAACCGATGGGCATAGC